CCGGCTTCGCCATGTCCTTGTCGGGCAGGTCGTACTCGGGCCCCCACGGCTCATCCCCGCGCTTCACGCGCACCTCGTTCGCCGCGTAGGTCTGCGACTGCATCATCTTCGTGTCGAGCTCCACCTGTTCCTGATCCGACAGCCCGGACTCATACGCGTACAGGTAGCCCGACCCGAACCTCAAGGGCAGTATCTCCCGGTTGACCTTGTTCTCTATCGTCTTGCAGATTGGGTAGACGCCCTTCTCCTTCTCGATCTTCCCCTGGGCCTCTGAGGTGCTCCTACCGCTCGTGTCGTCCGACCCGGTCAGGTTCATCTCCATATTCGACATGTTGAACACGAAGCCCACGGACTCCCGAACGAGCTTCTGCCGCTCCGACTGGTACTGGAAGGTGTCGGCCCGCGACAGGTCGAGCACAAGAGGCTGCCCCACCCCGGTAAGCACCCGCATGGCGTTCATCCTGGGCTCGTTGAGAATGGTCTCGAGCCGGGCCGCCTCCTCGCGCGGTATCGGCACGTCGAACATGTCCGGCCCAGTGAGCGACGAGGCTCCCCCGAAAGGATTCATTTCGCCGAAGATTATCGCCTTCTCGGGGGGCCTAGTGCCGTCGGCCGCCTCGGCCGCCCGTTGGTCGAAGAACAGCGTCTCCGCCACCTTATTGACCAGCGCCTCGAGCGGTATCGCCCCGTAGGCTATCCCGGACATCGGCATATACGCCGAGTAGACTATCTCGTCGGGAAAGTAGATCTTCGGGTCCATTCCCGGCATAGCCTGGGCGAACATCCTCCTGGCCGACACGAAGCGCCCCTTCAAGGGAACGCAAGACCCGCCCGGCAGATGATATAGGTTCTCGAGCGTCCCGAGGACCTTCTGCTTATAGATCGCGTCGCCCCCGTGCACCAAGAGATCATTGACCCACTTCTTCACGAAGTCTTCCCAGTCGTCCTCTGAGTTGGGCTCGTGCAGCCAGTCCTCGATCTCGGTGGATCGATCCTCGTTCTGCTGCTGTATCCGCCTGTGCCACCTGAGGAGCGCCCTGTCGAAGTTGCTCATGTCCGCCAGGAGGTCCGGGAGGTAGAACTTCGCTATCTTCACCATCCGGCCGCGAACCACCGCACCGAGCACCCCCTGGTTCTCGTACTCGGTCCATATCTGCTTGACGGACTTGAGGTAGGCCTCGAGCCTGTCCTCCTGCTTCGACTCCTTCGTGACGTTCCACTCGAGCCCGGAAACCCTGTTGGACCTGGACGTGATTACCCCGAAGACCGAGTCGCACCTCTGAAAGATCGATACCCGGTCGTAGATCGACAGCCCGAAGAGCGGGACCTCGATCTCCCCCGATATCATCTTCCCGTCCCTGCCCCGGCCGGTTATTCCGACGAGCTCGGACGCGGTGTAGACATTTATTCCCCGACGCTCGAGCTCCTGCTTAGTCTGCGGCAGGCCCAACCTGTCAAGGGACGCCATCGAAAAAGCCTGCACCTACTGCCTCCCGGCCATCGTGAGGAGCCTGGCCGCTATGAGCGCGTAGCCCACCGCGTGAAAGTAGTGGTCGGGCCTCGAGCCCTCCACCCACCGGTAGCCACCCTCGCCGTTGTTGAGGTCCGGGTCGTAGATCCTCGTGGACGCCTCCACCTGGTCATAGAACCCGTCCACGGCATCCACGTTCGAGGGAAGCCCGAGCCCCCCCGTGGCGAACGCCGCCTTGACGTTGTCCAAGGCCGAGGTCCTGTCTACCGTCACCACGTCCCCGGAGACCTGGTCGTGCCTTCCCTTCGCGTAGTAACAGAGGAGCCCCACGGACCCCGCGGGCATCAAGGCCGTTATAGCGCGCGAGGTGCGCGGCTCGGGGTTTCCGTCTATCACGAGGCACCTAGCCCCGTACCGGACCACGGCCTCCTTGACCTCCTGCGCGTCCCTGCAGGCGAAGGCGTCCACCAGCCGGAGCCCCGGCGTCCCGTATCGTCCGTGCAGCACCGCGACGTTGAAGAAGGTCCCGACGTCCACGCCCACCACCAGGAAGCCGTCGGCCGGGACCTGCCCGAGGGGCCAATCCCCCCTGCACGAGTCTATCATGGCCGAAGTGACCCTGGCCCCCGGAGCGTCGTAGGCCCGCCCGAGGTCCGCGTTCCAGAACCTCTCCATGAGCTCGTCGTTACCCTCAGCCTTGGAGAACCTATAGAGGAGCTCATTTAAGGTGACGTTCGTGGTGTGCAGCTT